CCTGCACCTGACTCACCAGCAAATACACTTACTTTGCCTAGTGGAATACCTTTGTTCCAATCACCTGAAATAAGATAGTTGAGTGCAAAGTTACCTGTGCTAATCCAATCAGTAGGATCGTTAAATCCTGCACTCATACCTGAAATAGATTTTGTAAGCGATGTTCGAAACTTTGTTGGATCGAATGCCTTATTAGCCATATTAATCTCCTAATCTAAAAAGCTGGGCAAGTATAAAGGGTTGCATCTTTGAAATGCAACCCTTTTCAGTTGCTATTACTGTCCTGAACGGGCACGGATCATTGCAAGAATGTCTTGTGCGCCGCCGCCTTCTGCAGGAGCCGCTTCAGCCGCTGGTGCTGGAGTAGGCTCTGGTGCTGCCTCTGCTACTGGAGCAGGTGCTGCCGCTGGTGCAGGAGTCGGAGTAGGTGCTGTTTGACTTGTTGCTGTACCGTTAGATGATGCTACATTAGGATCACCTGTACGTGCTGCCATACCGGCAGGTCGGAAGTAGTTACTCCAACGATCAGGATCATATGCTTCACCGTCTACTGACGCTTCAAACATTTCCTGCATAACCTTGACAGCAGTTTCGTCTGGCTTCTTAGGTAGGAAGTCATTTAGATCAAACAAGCCGTGTGTGTTAACTGCATTCATTTCTGCATCTGACAATGGACGCTCTCTACGTGCCCAGTTAGATGTTGAATAGTCTGCATAACCACCTTTTGAACTCTTGTTCAAACGGAAGTCAACACCTGCTGTATAATCTGTTGGCAACTCTTCCATATCTGGATCCATAAGTGCTTGCTTAATAATCTGGAAGATTTGTGGACCAATGATAAAGCGTCTGATTGGATTCTCAGGTGCTTCGTCGTCCGCTAGTGGATTATCCGTTACAAAGCCTTGGAAGATATACGAACGCTTCTTCCAGTACTTACGACCCATATCTTCTAGACTTGGATCTTTAAACCAACCACGTACTTCGTTAAGTACTGAACAGGATTCTCCGTACATTTCCATACAAGGAATTTGTACTTGTACTGGACGAGAATCTGTTTCACCCTTTACACCAGCAAATGGAAGTTTAATCATCAAACGTTCTTTCCAAAAGAAAGTGTTATCTGTATCACCGTCAGGAAGGAAACGTAGAGTTGCACTCTCGCCTTCTTTCATATTCCAAAATGGGTAAATTGGGTTTGGTCCGCTTGGGCCATTTGAACCACCTGAAGAGCGGTTTTCTTGTTCTTTGAGCTTTGCTCGGATTTCTGCTAATGATGCCATAGTTATGCCTCCTATATGTTATGCCTATGTGCTTAGTGCCTATTTCGTATAGCACAATATATACTATACGACATTATTTATAAAAAGTCAAGTACTTTTTTATAAATTTTTTAGAAAGTTAGCGGATTATCTTAAACCCGCCAACTCTTTCATTCTATCAAAATCTGTATCAACTTCCATCTGTTGTGGTTGTGTGCGCATTTGGTAATCGTCATACAGAGCTTGAACTTGTTCGATAAAGGCCTTAGCAGGTTCTATGAACTGCTCGCCGTAATCTTTTTCTACCATAGTAAGTACGGCTGTTTCGCCTTTTGGAAACTGGCCTGTTTCTCTGTCATAGTATGATAGTATAAACTCGCCTAGTGGTGTCTTATCGTCCTTTTCAAGTGTAATCTCATCACCGTCTGGACCTTGAATCTTGTCGCCTTTTTTCTTACCGTCTCTTTTAGCATCTTGTACAGCCTTTGCATATGCATTGCCTTCGTCTTTTGGTTCTTCCATATGGTCTTCAATATAAACCATTAGTGGATATAATGCATTTACAATTTGATTACCAAAACGTGCGTTCTCGCCACTGCCTGGTTCAGTTTCTAGTTTCTTTGCCTCGCCACGTAGCTGCATAACAGGATCTAAAACTTGCTTTAGTTTAGGATCGTTCATACCGCTGATGCCTAATTTGCTGTCCATCCAACTATAAACATCATAAACATCACTTACATACATATTTGCTAAATTGCCGTCAAATGTATCTTTGCCTGTTTCAATCTTTTTACCAATGCCACGCAAGCGACCTAGTGCTTCTACAGCATCTTTACGTGTTTTGATGTATGCTTCTTGTACATCGTCTTCGTTTGTATCACATTCACAAGGTGCGCAGTTACATTCTTCGCACTCTTTTGCTTCAGCAAACTGTCCCATCATTTCTTCGAAGCCTTGTTCTAGTGCAATCTCTTCTGGTACGCAGTTGTTTACACGCTTACCTTTGTTTTTACCTGTGCCTGGCTTTGTGCCTTGCTTTTTATAGCCGTCCCAACAATCCATATCTGTTGGTGATTTTTCTTCTAACTCTTCAACTTGTGGCTCTTTGCCTTTGCCCATTAGCCAGTCAATTACTTTTTTGCCGCCATAGAGTATTGCTACTACAGCTAATGCTGGTAATGCATATTGTTTTGCAAAACTAGCAACTTTTAAGAAGCCGCTACTACCAATTGCTGCTGTTATTTGATCTTGTACGGCTTCAATTCCTGCACCTGCTTGTGCAATTAATGCGTCAGCATCGCCTGCAAGATCAGCAGCCATATCGCCAACAGCATCGATTGCATCGCCTGCTTTTTTGCCGGCGTATGCTGCGCCGCCTGCTACTGTTGTTGCAATTGGATGTTTCACAGCCATTGTGCCTGCACCTTTTGCTACTGCGCCTGCGCCTCTTGCTGCTGCACTGCCTCCTTTTGTAATAATGTTTGCACCTAAACGTGTAAGTACAGGAACTGCTGCTCTAGCCGCAGCCATTAATGCAGGGATAGCTAATGCCGGTAATACTTCGTCAATTTGTTCGTCTGATTCACCTAGTAAATCATCTGGGCCTAGTTCTACGGCCTTTGTGCCTTCTTTTACTAGATTATAAATGTATGGGAACACATCTGCTAGTTCTTCGTTGAACTGCTTAATAGTTAGTTCGTCAATCCAGTTTTCAGCAACATCACTTGGAACATCTTCTAGTACTGGGGGATTAAATGCTTCAAATGTTTCTTTGTAATATGCTGGCTTTTGTAATGACTCGATTGTTTTTTTAACTGTACTAATACGCTCTTTTACAATGTCCATATAACCTGATAAACTTTCTGCCATCACAGCTGAACGTCCCATATAGTTCTTGAACTTGCGTAGTTTTGCCATTTCTTCTGATAAGCTTACAATGTGCTTACCGAAGTCATCGTATGCGTTGCCGCCTTCGCTTACGTGCATAGCCATTGCTCTAGCACCACTTAGGTGTTTATATGGATATTTAAATCTTTCGCCATCGGGTGATTCAATATAAATTTTACCAATTTTTTGAGTTCTTCCTGTTGTACTTTCTTGATTAATATTTTCTGTATGCTTAATCATTATACGTGCTTCGCCTACCTTTTGGTAGCTTACACGGCTAGTGCCATATAGTTTTGATTCAACCATTTGTTCTTCCCCAGAGCGTTGTGCTAAAAATTTATAATCTCTTTTTGTTAAATTTGATTTATTAATATCTCTTATACTAAAATCGAGCATTCTTTTTTTACTAAAAACTCTCAATTCTTTTAAAAAATCATACCAACTATTTTTTGTAATTTCATCTTCGTTATTAATAAAATCTTTTGAATATATAACAGATAAGCCATCGTCTTCAGAAATACTTACACTTACTTTTCCTAAACCTTTGTAATCAAAATCAAAAAATCTAGCTTTACTAGGTTCGTTTGTAACCATACCGTTAGCATCGCCGATAGTTACGTCACTAAACCTACCACGTATCTTTTTGAAGAGGTCTTCGCCTATTTTATCATATTCCATCATAAAGTATTTATCAATAGTTGCTGCTAATGAAGATAGGCATTGGTGGCTCGTAATCTTCTAAATCTGCTGTTTGATTAAATGTGTTATATACTCTAGGATCCCAGTCCTTTAACACACTCATCATTCTAAGAGCTAATAAAGTAGCACTAACTAAATCATCTGTTAATCCCGACTTTGCTTGGTAACTTGAACCAGTTGCAACATAACCCTTTAGTTCTGATATAAATGGTTTACTATGCACAATCATTTTATCGTTTTCGATCATTGTTTTGAGTCTGGAACAAGCTGTAACTTTGGTACTGTGCGTTGTGTTAAATCCTTTGCGGAACTTTCTAACGTGTCCTTTGCGGATTGGTTCGCTAACAAACAGACCAGGAATGTTTTCTTCCCCAAAGTCATTGATAACAATAAGTGCGGCTTCTCCCAGGCCATTGTTTTCTACACTCCAATATATACCTTGTGGATTTTTAGTTTCTTCTGCAATATATTTACATATATCAGAAAGCACTCTAATCTGTCCAGGTATAGCAGTTGTATTATGTTGCCATTCTGCTACTTGTTCATAACTTGGCAATTCAAACACTTGTATAGCTGCGTAGTCGCCGCCTGTTCCCATACTTGGATCTAATGCAATACAATATGTATATTGACTAGTTGGTTTTTTATACCAGCGTGTTTGTCCCATATTAAGTATAGGACTTGCACCTTCCATAGACGCAAGTTTAATTGAATTAATTAGTGTTTCGTCAAATACTAAGAACTCACAGCCATATTCACGACGGAATTTTTCTTCACCAATACGTCCAATTTCATCTTCTTTCCACTTTTCGTCTCTATCAGGATGTTCGTGCCATTCTGCTTTGAAACTGTGAAAACCATTTATACCTACTTCTTGTTCGTTGCCGTGTGTGTCAAATTTTTGTTCTGCTTGTTTCCAAATAGTAGCAAATGTGTCTTCGTCTGAGTTAGGTGTGCTAGTAATAATAGCTCTACCACCTGTTGCTAGTGTAGGTGATATTGAAGTCCAAAACTCTTCCGCAATGTTAGGTTGCACAAACGCAAACTCGTCACAGTATAGTAGCGAGATACTCATACCACGTCCTGTGTTGCCTGTTGTTGTTTGTGCTACAATACGTGATCCATTTTCGAATTCAATTGAACCTTTGTTGTAACTTGTAACACCTGCTCTAATATGGTCTGGGCAAGTTTCGTACACATAACGTACACGAGCCATAATTTCTTGTGCACCTGTGTATTTGTGTGCGGCAACAAGAATAGTTTGATCTGGATTAAACATTGCGTACCAGCACAAGTATATACTAGCACAAGTAGTCTTACCTGTTTGTCTAGGCATCATATTAATATTAAATCTATAACTGTGATATGAGTGCATTAAACGTAGCTGATACTCATAAGGATCAAACAACAGTTTGCCTCTTACAGGATGCTGTATGTAGGCAAACTGTTTAGCAAAATGTAAATAGCCTTCATCAGGATCCATACATTTAAGTAGATCCTGAACTTGTGCTTCAGTAAATGTTTCTTGTTTATTGGCTTTTTTAGTTAATACGCCATCTAATGATTTCGACATATTGTATTTACTCAAAAAAATAGGACCCGAAGGTCCTATTTGGTGTAACCCCACCGTAGATTATTTTTTCTTAAATTGCGGAGGTACTTGACCTTTTTTAGGCTTGCTACCTTTTTTCTTACCTGCGTGATCGTCTTTGCCTGGCTTCTTGTCTGCCCAGTCTGGAACGCCGTCGCCGTCTGCATCTGGCTTTTTCTTTTCTTGTAGTGCTGCCATTAGCTGTGCTTTGATAGCTTCTACAGCCATTGCATTGTCGCCGTCTTGTGCTTTAGCATATGCTTTCTTTTCACGGTTAAGACCACCGCTTAGATCTTTTGTCATATGCTTGTGATCTTGGTATTCTGGATTTGGCTCGTTGTCGTAACCTTCGCCCATATAATCTTCAATGTGTTCTTGAGCTCGTGCCATTACCATATCAAACTTATCACTGCCGCCATCTTGATCAGCCATAGCATCTGCCATTTCTCCAGCAGCATCTTCTATGTTACCTTGCTTTATTAACATACTTACTTTAGCAACATCAGGTTCGCCGTAGTACATCATATCTGTATCCATTTCATCTACAAACTTGGCAATCATCGACGCAACTTTAGGATCAGCATCTTCTTCAATGTTGTCGGTCATTTTATCGCCAATAGCTGCGCCTGCTGCTCCCGGTAATGCACTACCTACAGCTGATCCTACTTTGGAACCTATTGCTCCGCCTGCTGCTTTTCCTGCTATACCTTTGCCCATTGCACCAGCAATGCCCGAACCTGCTTTAGCACCTAGTGCAGCACCTTTTGCTGCTAGTGCACCTGTTGCACCTGTTGCTGCTCCTGCTGCTGATCCTAATGCGCCGCCTGCTAATGCGCCCAATATACCTTGTTGTAGATCTTGGTCGCCTTCTACATCATCTTTACCAGGAATGCTCGGATCGTCGTCCATTGCTGCACGAAATTTTTCAATGTCAGTACGCATTGGCATTGGCATATCTGCTGGTACTGGCTTAGGACCCATACCTGCGTGTCCTTGCATAGCTGCGAGCATATCTGCAATTTCTGCACCTGTTTCTGCACTAATTGATAATGTTGCTGCTTCGTTTAGTTGTTCTTTTTTTGAATTTTCAATATCAGTCATTTGCTGAATTAATTTTTTCATATCCATTGTATTAGCCTCCTACGACCGCTTTGCTGTTTTCTGCATCGCCGATATCTGCAGACTCACCTTGCGGTGCACCTTCAGCGCCATCGTGGTCACGTTCTTTACGAGCAGTTTCTAATTCTTTTAACAAGTCCATTACACGATTTCCACCTACTGATTCTTGTGCGCTTTCACCGCCCATATCTTCAGTATTAAGCATCGACTCATATGGAGCATCGTCTTTAGTTTCTTGGTATTCTTCTCTAGGATCATTCATATTGCGCACAATGATATGACTTTGATCTATACCACAACACTTACCTAAATATTCTTGCAATACTTGAGGCGTTGTTGGATATTCTACTGTAGCTTCAAAATATGTAACTTCCATATTTTGTAACTGCGGAAAGTCTAGCGGACGTTCTTGTATTGGTGTTTTCTTACCTGATGTCATATTACTTACATTAAACTTTTTTAATGCAGTTTCTAAATTATCGGCACAATCTGAAGGACAATCTCCAGCTACGCCAATCTTAAATTCATAAGTCTTTTTAGACTCGGTTAGTATTTCTTTAAATGATCTCATTGCGCAATGATCCCTATGTTTATATATTATTTATCTCAACATTTACATTATTGTGCTTACTGCGAATCCAAAACATTATTTTACCCATTAAATTGAAATATTCTTCGCTATTTTCTATAAAACTAAAAATTTCTCGCAAGTTTTCTAACAAAAAAATGTTATACCATCCTGATGTCATTCTTGTTATAAAATCTTGTGAAGCATTTATAAACGCTTCTTTAGAATCAGCTAGTGTAAAATAACGTTCGCAAGCAAGCACTGCAATTTCTTCTATAAATGTATATACTTGTTCTTGTTTAGATAAGTTTAAAAATTTTTCTTGTGACACATTTACAGTAGTGTCGTCTACTATTATTTTTTTATAAGCAGGAATATCTGTAAGTTTTAAATATTCGTGTAGTTCGTCGTGGTTAACGTATCTTGTAACAGCACTATTAAAAAAATCATCAGGAGATTTATTAAAGTCTATTTTTTCTCTAAGACTTGCGTATCTTTTTTTCCAATGTATTCTAAGTAGTTCTAGTTTTTCTTTATTATATGATATACCTTTATTTTGTAAGAACACAATATCATCTAATGTTTTTGTTATATTGTAATCA